TAGCCGATATCATCAGCGTGCTCACCGGTTTTATCGAATGGGTCCGTCCGTTCGACCTTGAAAAGGCAAAAGAACTGACAAGGCTGGCGGACGCTTATATCAAGGACAAACTATAAACGGGAGGCTCATGAAACAGATCGACAGAACAGCCCTCCTCGACTGGGAGAAGTTCAAGGAGGACATCGATAGGGCCACGCCGGTGGACAAATCCATGTCCGCCGCCGACCGGGAGAAGCACCGCCGGTATCTCGAAAGACACCCGGTGGAATGGATCAAGTTCTTCTTTCCGCACTATGCCAAGTATGAGTTCGCCGACTTCCAGAAGCGGGCCATACAGCGCATCATCGCACACGACGAATGGTTCGAGGTGCTTTCGTGGAGCCGGGAGCTGGCCAAGTCTACCGTCTCCATGTTTATCGTCCTGTTCGTCACGCTCACCGGGCGGAAGAAGAACGTCATCATGACCTCCAACAGCAAGGACAACGCCGTACGGCTGCTGGCCCCTTACCGGGCCAATTTGGAGGCCAACGGCCGCATACAGGCCTATTACGGCAAACAGGAGACGCCCGGCTCATGGACGGAGGACGAGTTCGTCACCAAAGGAGGCGTGGCGTTCCGTGCAATCGGCGCGGGACAGTCGCCCCGGGGTTCGCGCAACGAGGCCATTCGCCCGGACGTGCTGCTCGTGGACGACTTCGACACGGACGAGGACACCAAGAACCCGGACACGATACAGAAGCGGTGGGACTGGTGGGAAAACGCCCTGTATCCGACGCGATCTATCTCGGAACCGACGCTTGTCATCTTTTGCGGAAACATCATCGCCAAAGATTGTTGCGTGGTACGGGCCGGGGACATGGCCGACCACTGGGACATCGTGAACATTCGAGACAGGAACGGCCGCTCCACTTGGCCGGAGAAGAACACGGAAGAGTTTATCGACCGCACGCTGTCCAAAATATCCACCAAAGCGGCGCAGGGAGAATACTTCAACAACCCGATTTCCGTCGGGGAGGTATTCGAGACCATCGCCTACGGCAAGGTTCCGCCCTTATCGAAATTTAAATTTCTGGTCGCCTACGGTGACCCGGCGCCGGGCGAGAGCAAGGGAAAGAAAGGCAAGTCCTTCAAGACGGTCTCGCTGCTCGGCAAACTCGGGGGACGGCTTTATGTCATCAAGACCTTTCTCTCCCAAGCCTTGAACGCCGAATTCATCGGTTGGTATGTCAAACTGTTGGAGTTCGTCGGCGGAAAAGCCACCGTGTATTGCTACATGGAGAACAACAAACTGCAAGACCCTTTCTTTCAGCAGGTGTTCAAACCGCTCGTGGCCAAAGTCCGGAAAGAGCAGAAAATATCGCTTTATATCCGGGGGGACGAGAAGAAGAAAACCGACAAGGGAACCCGGATAGAGGCCAACCTCGAACCCTTGAACCGGGAGGGGAACCTGATCCTTAACGAGGCGGAGAAGGACAATCCGCACATGAAAGAACTGGAAGATCAGTTCAAGCTGTTCACGCTTTCGTTACGCTATCCGGCGGACGGCCCGGATGCCGTGGAAGGAGGCAACCGCATCATCGATGAACTCATACATCGGTCGGAGCCTCCGGTGGTCAAGACCCGGAGAGAGTTGCGGAGACGGAACAAACGAAGATTATAACCCTTTAACCCCTATACCTATGAGTCAATTTGTCGAATTGAGGGACTATGACGCGAGTATCCACCGCGACATTCTGGATGCCCTCGTACGGGAGGACGAACCCGTCATCGAAATATGCGAGGACAGGGCTATCGCCGAAATGCGGTGCTACCTGTCGAAACGCTATGACTGCGACAGAATCTTCTCCGCCACCGGGGAGGAAAGGAACCAATTGGTATTGATGATGGTCATCGACATCGCGGTCTATCACATTTTTTGTATCCACAACCCCCAGAAACTCTCGCCCATGCGGAAGGACCGGTACGAACGGGCCGTAGAGTGGATGAAGGCGGTGGCGGCCGAGGAAATTTCCATCGAGGGGGCGCCGCTCCTGCCGGCGGAGGAACGGGCCGGAAACTCGAACTTCCGCATCGAGAGCAACCGAAAAAGGACAAACCACTGGTAATCACATAAGACTATGGCAAAGAAACAAAAACGGAATAACCGGGGCATCATCACCGTCGGAGGTAATCTGACGCTTCCCGGACAAAAGAGACCGAATGTCATCGTGCTCACCCAGCCCAAACGGTTCGGCATCGACATTGCCGACTATATGACGGCCATACGCGCCGCCGAGAACGTGGATTATTCAAGGCGTTACAAGCTATATGACCTGTATGCCGACATTCTCATGGACACGCACCTCACCTGCGTGATCGAGAAACGGAAGAACGCCGTGCTCTGCTCCGACATCGAGTTCCGCAGGGACGGCAAGCCGGACGACGTGGTGAACGAGCAGATTCGTTCCCCGTGGTTCAACCGGCTGGTCGGCGACATCATCGACGCCAAGTTCTGGGGCTTTTCCCTCTGCCAGTTCTACCGGGAGGGGGAATGGGTGGACTACGACCTTATCCCCCGCAAGCATGTGGATCCTGTAAGGCGGATTATCCTCCGTCACCAGACGGACATCGTCGGCCTGCCGTGGGAGAATTATTCCGACCTGTTGTTCATCGGCAGTCCCGACGACTTGGGGCTGCTGGCGAAGGCGGCGCCGTGGGTCATCTACAAACGGAACACCACCGGCGACTGGTCACAATTCTCCGAGCTCTTCGGTATGCCCATACAGGAGTATGTCTATAACTCCGACGACGAGCAGTCCCGCCAGCGGGCGATAGAGGATGCCGCGAATATCGGAAGCCTCGCACAATTCTTCCACGACGAGGACACCAAACTCAATTTTATAGAAGCCGGCAACAAGACCGGTTCGGCCGATGTGTACGAACGGCTCTGCGAGCGGTGCAACAACGAGATTTCCAAACTTGTCCTCGGCAATACGCTGACGACCGAATCCTCGGAAAACGGCACGCAGGCTTTGGGTACTGTCCACAAAAAGGTGGAGGACAAGGTGGCCGAGGCTGACAAGCGGTATCTCCTCGACGTGCTCAATTACGACATGGCCGATATTTTCGCCCGCATGGGCATCGACACGGCCGGGGGGAACTTCTGTTTCCCGGAGAAGAAGGAGATAGACCCCACGGCGAAGGTCAATATCCTCACGCAGATCGCCCGGCAGTTCGACCTGCCGGTCTCCGACGACTACCTGTACGAGGAGTTCGGCATCGAGAAGCCGGCCGACTACGACCGGTTGAAAAGAGAGCGGGAAGAGGCGCGGAAAAGGGAAGAGGCCGCCGCTAAGCGGCTTCAACAGCAGCAACGGCAAAAACCGGAGGAGGAAGAAATAGAGGAGGAAGAGCCGGATCCGGAACCCGACTCCAAGCGCAAAAACTCCTTCCGCGACCGGCTGGCCCGTTTTTTCGGAAAAGCCCCGTCGGGCGGCGGGGCAGTTTTAGACTGGTAGTCGACCGCCTTTATGAGGCGAAGGAGGGTGAGGTCTCCTCGGGCTTCGAGTTCTCCGGCGAGGTGTTGCGCCGCGCCTTGCGGAACATATACGGCAAGAACTTCCACCCGATGACCGACATCGAGATTAACCTGTTCAACGAGATTTGCGACCGGATAAACGAGGCCGCCCGAAAAGGATTCGACGAGTCCGGGGCTGTGGATCCGGACGACGACTTCCGCGCGGCCATTCTGCGGAACAACGAGGTATTCGTGGCATTCAAGGTGCACCGTATGCAGAACGACATGGCACGCCTGCTGTTGGATTCGAACGGCAATCTAAAACCGTTCGAACAGTGGCGGAAGGAGGTGATGCCCATCGCCTCGCATCAGGTGGGGCAGTGGCTGCGTACCGAATATAACACGGCGGTCTTGCGGGCTCATCAGGCGGCCGACTGGCAGCAGTTCGAGAGGGAGAAGGACGTCTTGCCCAATCTGCGGTGGATGCCTTCCACCTCGGTCAATCCCGGGAAGGACCACATGGTATTCTGGGGGACGGTGCGACCCATCGATGACCCGTTCTGGAACGAGCACCGCCCGGGCGACCGCTGGAACTGCAAGTGCGACCTCTCCTCGACGGACGACCCGGTGACCGAAATCCCCGACTTCACAAGAAAGGACAACCCGCACCCCGGGCTGGACAACAATCCGGGAAAGGACGGCAAACTGTTTTCCGACACTCACCCGTATATAGCGAATGCCTATCCGGGGGCGAAGAAAGCTGTGGAAAGACTCATGGGGAAATTGGATGCTGTCCGCGAGGCGGAGGAAAGCATACGAGGCATTATCGAACAGATAGAAACCGGTTATACACAAGGGATTTCCGTAATAATAGGGAATTTGTCAGAAGATGTAAGACAATTCCTTCTTAAAAAAGGCATAGAGCTTCAAACGGACGAGGTGTACATGACCGATAAACAGATACAACATGCCTTGCGTACTGTAAAACAAAATGCCGGAAAGAGTGTAACAGCAGAGCAACTTGTAGCGTTTCCCTCGTTGATGGGAAAGTGTGAAGTCTATTGGGATAAGCAAAAAAGGAATATACAATTTATCACGCGTCAAGGAAACGAAGTACAAAAATTTGTGGTGGAACTGAATTACCGAACAAAGATATGGGGCGTAAAGAAAACAGTGAATGCCTTTATCACGGCTGGAATAATAGAAGAAAGGAATTTGGGAATGCAGAACATCATAAAAATAAAATAGCCCTTAACGGGTAGGATTCGAACCTCCGATATAAGGGCTTTCGCGCTTCCGCCTCCCGTGGCGGCATCACTAAGGACTATTTATAGCACAAATATAGCGGTTAATTATTAAATAACAAATAGATAGGAGAAAAAATGGCCGAAAAATTTATGGAGAAGGAGCGCAAGGCGCTGGAAAAGTTCCTGCGCCGGGAGATGCCGGTCATCGCCGGGCGAATGGCCCAAGACCATTTTCAAAACAACTTCCGGTTAGGAGGCTTTGTGAACGGAGGGATGCACCCGTGGCCGAAGGCCAAGCGGTTGTCATCGGGTGGAACAGGAGCTGCCAGCAATTACGGCACGCTACTTTCCGGTCGCAATCATCTATTCAAATCAATCAAATACATACCGTCTGACTACCGGGTAAAAATATCGAACGATGTGATCTACGCCCCCATTCACAACTGGGGTGGATCTGTCTCTGTAACTGTTACAGATCGTATGAGGCGTTTCGCATGGGCCAAGTACCGAGAAACCTCGGGCGAAACAAAGAAAAATACGGGGAAGAAAAGCCGGGGAAAGGCGACAAGCAAACGACCAACCAACCCACAGGCGCAGATGTGGAAAGGACTTGCCCTCACCAAGAAAAAGAAACTGAACATACACATTCCACAACGACAATTTCTTGGCGATAGTGAGGAGCTCAACGAAAAAATAGAAAAGAGAATCGAAAAAGAAATCAGAACTATATTAAACTTATAAAATCATGGAAGAAATTTTTATCACCATCATGGAGCAAATCGCCCGTGAAATGCCGGATCTGTCGCTCATCGACGAGGACTACGGCCAATTGGAAATGGGAGCCGACGAAGACCACTACCCGGTCACCTTCCCCTGCGTGCTGATCGGGAACACCGATTCGAACTGGCACGACCTCGGCTACGGGGCGCAGAACAGCGAGTCGTTCATTACCGTGCGCCTCGCCATCGACTGCTACCACGACACCAGTCACGCCTCGGGAACCTACGAGAAAGTACGCGAACGCCAGCAGACGGCGAACAAGCTGTACCAAACCTTACAATGCTTGCAGTGCTCGGAAAACGCATCGCCGCTCGTGCGGGAGAAAAGCCGGGAATATGCGCTGCCGGGATATATCAAGGTGTTCGAGACGACCTTTTCGTTTACGTTGCACGACGAGTCGGCGATGGAATCATAGTGTGGGAAACAGTTCGAGCTGTGAGGCTTTCAGCCGGGGAACTTTCACTTTGGGCAGGGGCTTGAAGTCCTTGTCGGTCCCCTCGCGGGACTTACGCCGGATAATAGCCATGATACGCTCCTCGGAGATAAAGAACTCACGCTCCGACAGAATGCGCAGCGCGTCATCGAACCGCAACCGTTGCACCTCGGTCCAGTAATAGTAACGGCGGCACAACGCCTCGTCCCTCAGCTTGATCAGTTCTTTGTCTCTCCCTTTGCCCATAATGCAAATATAATTGATTTTCACCCGTTTTGTATAAAAAAAGTGCCGATTTTTCACATTTCGGCACTTCCTGTTTAAGGAGTCAACGACTATTCTGCGAATCGCCATCGGCCCCGATTCATGACCTTATTCTTTACGATTCGGTCATTCCCAACGGTATGGGTCTCCACATGCCGTTCCTATCTTTCATCTCGGCGCGGATAAACTGCTTGCTCACCTCCGGCTGGTAGCTCTCCTCGATAATGCGCACACCCTCCATGAACCGTGCGTCACCGGTATCTTCGGCCACCTTGCGCAGCTGCACGATACGGCTGGCCTTTAACGTGCCTTTGGCGTCGCGGCTCAACAGCCGGAACACCATGTTCACCAACGCCTGCGTCTTTTCGTCGTTGGCCAGCGAGGCGATGTACTCCTTCACGATGGCGATTCCGTCCTCTACCGTGTCCCGGTAGCCGTCCGTCACATACACGCCCAGCGTGATGCGTTTGTCGCCCGCGCTGTTGGTGAAGGTATGACTGCGTTGGTCGTTGCGCATCTTCGTTTTAAACAGGTCGGACTTCATGGCAAGTATAGCCTTGAAATTGTCAAGCACCTTCTGTTTGCTCTCCTTGATCTCCTCGCTGATACCCAGCAACACGGGAATGGAGTTCTCGATCTCCTCGTCCACCATCTGCCTGTACATTTCCCGGTCGGCTTTGGCCTTCTCTTCGGCCGCTTTTCTCGCTTTCGCCTGTTGGAAAGCCTCGAACTCGGCCTTTTCCTCTTCCGTCATGAACACGGTCTGTTTGCTTCTCTCTTCCATGATTCTAATTGTTTTTTAGGGTTAGTCACTGATAATCTTGTTGCTTTCTAAAAGGGTCTTGAATGCTTTGTCCCGCGCGGCCTTGGTCTCATACACTCCGTAAGTTTTCCACCCTCCGTTGTACTTTGTGCTGACTTTGATTTTCGGCATCGGATAGTCGGCTTTTCGGATAATAATGAAGCCGGCCGCTTTCACCTTGTTCTGGTCGTTCAGGGTCATGCATCGTCCTCCTCGTAATTTTGCATTTCAGGCTCTTGACAGACCAATGCCGCCTCGTACTGCTCGTAGGTCCATTCGTTGATGTCGCTGAAAAACTCCTCCCGTTCTTCGGCCGACAGCCATGTCGCCGCTTCGAGGAGTTGAATTTTAATCCCGTCAAGGATTTTTCTCGCTTCTGTTTTCATATCCGTTAGTTTTTAGGGGCGTTGGGGTCTATGATTACATAGACGGCCCGGCCCGGTTGTTTCACTTCGTGTTCTTGTCTCTTTTCCGTTTCCTTCACTTTCAGCCCTCCCTTCCGCTCGATGGAGCGCAGCTTTACGGCCAGTTGTTCCAGTTCTTCGGTATCGAGCCGGCCGAAAGGCTTGCCGGCGATCCGGGGATTCAGGCAAAAATCGTTGACCCTTGCCCAGTCCGTGGTGTCGATGCCGATTTTCTGCATGAGTTTCAGACATACGCTTCGGCGGAACCGCAGCTCCTCGCGCAGTTTCTTTCGCCATTCGTCCTGCCCGGTCAGCTGTTCCAGAGCGGTGCAGCACTCGTTGTACTCCGCCCGGGTCATCTCGCGCAGGCTCTCGGTGCGATTCCGTGTATATTGCCTCACGATCGAGCGCTTAAATTCTTCCCGGTCGCCGTAATAGGGCACTTTGCCGAACAGGGCGTAAAACCGGGCGAAATTGGTTACTTCCTGTGCCATGTTCATTCCTCCAATCTATCGGCGATTGCATACATCGCCCAACTCACCATAATAACTTTCACATCGTATCTATCCCTTTCGTCGAGCGAGTCAACCTTGACAACCACCGGTTCCTTAACCATAGCATTCCACACCTCTTCCGCCGTTTCTTTTTCCTCCGGACTTTTCAGTGTCATGATCGACTCAAAGTCTTCCCGGTCAAACTCAAATACGACCTGCACCTTTTGTTTTTCTTCCATAATTCAAAGATTAAACTGGTTTTCGAACAACACTTCGATGCCGCACGAGCTGGCCACGTCGAGCTCGAGCTTGGCGCCCTTCGACAGCTCCCAGCCTCGAAGCATGTAGATATAATCACAACCGAGCAGCAGGGCGATGTCCGCCCGCATGTGCTCCCGCCAATGCGCCTCGTCGGGCAGCCCATTCTTGAACGGGTTCACGGGATTGTAGCCTTTCAAGGCAAGGAATCGTTCCGCATTTCCAAAAGCCGCCTTGCGCTCTTCCAAGTCATAATGGGCTATCGCCCCGCTGATGTACACTTTCTTGTTCATTTTTTTTCTGTGGTTTTGTCGTTCGTAAAATTCATTCAATCGTTCTTCCAGTACCACCGTGTAGTTACACAGTTTGCAGCAGCGTCCCTCTTCTTTTACCGGATATGGGTTATACCCGTATCCGATGAACTTCCTGCCGCAAATGCAGCAGATGTTTTCTTGCGTCTTTTCCATGATCATACTATTTCAAATTGCACTACAAAATCATATTCTCTCCGCAGACGGCGAACCTGTGCGATGTTGTCCGGCTCGCTGCCGTAGGGCAGGTAAACACAGCGTTCTCTCGTGTTGACTTTCACGCCCTTCTTCCGGAGCCTATACAGCAGGTTCTTCCGGCGCATACTCTTTTTGTCCATCTTCCATCCATGTTTTGGCGGCGCCTTCCTCCCATATTGTGTAGGGTTCGCCCGGTTGTTCCATGAAACGGCTCTTGCACCATGCTTTGAAGCCGCTCACCATGATTTTGACATCGGCATCGTATTCCACCTTTCGGGCCGTCCTGCCGGCCGGGTGCATTCCCTCGGCATGGCTGATGAAAACGAACAGCTTTTTGGGATGCCGCTCCTTTAATTCTTTGTAAGCGGGGTAGCTCAACCCGCTATATTGGAAACTGTCTATGATCACCACTCTGGGACTGCCCCTTCGTTTCAACCGTTCCTCCAGTTGATCGATCGGTTCCCGGTCGAGAATCAGCAGCCGCTTGCGTACCTCTTCCATTCGATGGCGTTTCAATGACATTTGTAAAGAGAGCCCCGTGCTCTCCTCCAAACTGTCGTATATCACCTTGTCGAACGCACAGAGGTATTTGGCCAGTTGCATGACAAAAGAGCTCTTGCCGTTCCCGCTCGACCCCCAGATGATCCACACCCCGCTTTTGGCAGGTCGGCCGATGGAGACGAGCCACTGCCCGGTGAACTCGTAACAGGGTATCTTCATGTTAAGCACCTCTTTGGGGCTGTACGCTCGTTTCAGTTTCATGGCTTGGCTCTATTGATACGACCCTATATTGTAGAAAATTGAATATAATATACGGATAAAAGGATATGGGGGGCAATTGTCCGACACGGATTTTCCGAAAAGGAATATATGCGTCTTTCCATATTTCATTCTGGAATGGACCGGCTTCTTCGACAATCCCGTCTTCGTTTACCTTGAACCACAAGATGTTCTGACCTTTATCCTCTAATGTTATTTTCGTCATCATATCTGCACCCTCCTCAATTTCTCGATTTCGGTATATACCCGGCGAAGCCCGCCGCCGGTAAGGTTTACGATCCGGGCGATGTCCGAGCCCTCCGGGGCGTTCATCTTCGCCACGATGGCGGCCTGTGCCCGCAGGAATTTCTCGCGCTCTTTGGCATCGTCAGGGGTCACCTTGCTGTATGTGTCGCCATACCGGCTCAACATCTCGGTGTAGCCCACCTTCTTGCCCTCGATGGCCCGGTTTATCTTCTCTTTCAACCCGTCGGCTCCCATCATGTACCATGCGCAGCAGCGTTCGGTGGCGTTCCACAGGGCTTTCAATTCCAAAAAAGCCTCGTACTGCAAGTCCCCGGCCTCGTCCAGCACGATAAGCGGGGTGTCTATCGTGCGCAGGTAAGCCACCAGATCCTCGTAGACGTCGCCGTAACGTCCGTAACTGCTCACGCCGAACTCTTTGGCGATATACCGTATCAGTTTGAGTTTCGTTTTCACTTGCGAACAGTCCACATACACGGCGTTTTTGTGGTTTTTGACGTACACCTTCGCCGAGAAGGTCTTCCCGATGTTGGGCATGTCGCACAGAATGGCGCTCAGTCCGCTCTCCTGACACATCTCCAACTGCTTGCTGATAAACGCATAGGTAGGGGTCTTGGCCGCCGTCCACGGCATTTCGGCCCGCAGTTGCACACCCAGCCTCCGGGCGATACCCACCCAGTTGGCATCGCTCACTTGTTTTTCATAATTTCCTCTTTTGATGGAGTTGTACACGCTCGGAGAAATACCCAGAGCCGTCGCATGGCGGTTGTCGCTGGGATAGTTCCCCCGGTCGGCGGC